ATAAACGGATCAAAATTGTACCCTATAAATACCTCTGCATTTTCGGGGTCTGTATCTGGACGTGGATTAAATAGAGCTGTCGCATCGACAACATTCTTTGCAGGCGTGAGCTGCGGTTGTTTTGGCTCCCAGTCTTCTGGTGAAACACGCAAGCCATCCCAAGTGGTCTTCAGGTCAGTGTATGGAACCTTTAGACCACTTCTGTCGCTTATCGCTTGGGATTTTTTTCCGCTTGCGTATTTAGCCATTAAGATAAGTTCAGCGCAGTTGGCTGAATCCTCAAACTTACACCATCATTGTCAGATGCCGCCGCAAACGCGAAGGCACGTTCATACATTTCGTTTAAGATCTGAAACTTTTCGTTTGCATATTTCAAGGATATTTTACTGGCCAAGCCAGCGCAGATGCATTCGTTCCAGCGATATGGAATATCTGCGTCTTGATTTGATGCCGTGACATCCTCAAGCTGTCTGATTGCCCAGTAAACCATGCTGTATGTATCCCGATCAGGAACCTGCCAAAAGTATGCGACAGGTGTATATTGCTTGTCGAGCATATATTGGCTTGGCTTGCCGGGAGATGTTTTGTTGGGTAGCTGGTTGTAATCAGCAATTGATACACGATTAATGATCTGATCAGACGTATCGGTTCCAGAACTATCTCGCACAACTGCGTCGATAAGATCTATAGTACCTACGGGCAAAGCATAAGACGCTGTGCCGTTTACAAGCGTCAAAGTCTGTTGCTCTACTGCCCAGTAGTTAATTCCTCTGTTTGCCCACTCAGAGAAGAGTAGGTTAAGGCTGCGCCGTGCAGACACAGCCCTATTTCCAGTTTGAGTTTGAGTATCAATACCGCAACGCTCGAATGCTTCAGTTATGATCTCTTCAACATTTGGTTGAAACGCTACTGTTCCTGAAGTTGCCATCGAAAACTCCTAGTATTCTTTGATTACCCTTAGAACCAGTTGATATGAATCCCCTACTGCCCCAGCTCCATCAGTAGTAAACTTCACATCACCAGTTGGGTTTGTGCCATACGACAGAGTTGATGGAAGGCCACCAAACCTTGAGAAATCGTGATAACCAATATCGTCATCACCAATATTCATCAATATTACGTCTACATCAGCATCTGCCAAGATCCGCACGGTCATGCTTTTAATGACCCACCAACCTTCGATGATGCGAACAGCCGTACAAGGTGCGCCATTCGCGTTTGGAGCAAGTGTAGAAACATCAATCTTGAGAACAGCACTTTCGTCGCCAGTATCAACATATTGATATTGGAAAGCGAAGACTGCCTCTCTGGTGCTATCACTTAGCTTTTTTACTGATACAATGTCAGCCATTTGCTAGTCCTTTTTCTTTGCAGGATGGCCACGTTTCTTAACAGGTTTTTCTTCCCACGCCTCATTTACATCAGGTGTAGAAGGATCGTCAGCTTTTAACGTACCATCTGAGTTTCGAGCGCGAACTTTGGAAATTCCAATGCCTCGCGCCGCCAATTCTTCTTCGGAAGGAGGTGTAAATCTACTCATTAGATAACTCTCCTTACGCTGCTGCGATTGTAGCACCTGTGTCAGAACGCTTCCAGTTTGTCCCGTCAGAGAAGGCCAAGATAGCTGCGCCTGCTGCGCCATTTGAAACGTACACAATAGTACCTGCGCCTGCATCAGAAGCTGATGGAGCGTTTGCAACTGTGTATGTTGGGACAACGATGTCACCTACAAAACCGTTGGTAGAGGTAACTGGACCTGTGAATGTGGTATTAGCCATTTTAGTACCCTTTTGCATAAGGATTCGCTTTGTAGTCTATGCAACGTCAGGAGGGCGGTAACCTGTCTACAAAGCTAATATGATGCCCTTCATCAAAAACATACAGCACATTTAAACAAAAAGAAAGAGGCGATCCGAAGACCGCCCCTTAATCATAACACTCTGGAGAAATGTTATGCTGCGCCTTGTGATCCGAAGATACCGCGCCAGTCAGTAGCACCGAAGCTGTAACGCTCACGCACTTTGTAGCGCACGTTACCAGTTTCGAAGTCACCCTCCATGCCTTTTTTCATAGGCGAGCGTTGGAACATTTTCAGTCCATCAGGAATATCCGTTTGGACAAACCACTGATCGCTGTCTGTTAGACGGCGCATGATGTGGTAGCCCTGTGGGAGATACCCGCCTTGACGAATCGCGTTGATGTCGTTGTCGGCAGTTCCTGTACGCAGTTGTGATTCCAGCAGACGCTCTGCAACAAAAGTGTAAGCTGTTGGGATAACCAACTGCGTACCTTGTGCCGCAACGCGAAGACCGCGATCATCTTTCATGTCAGCAATCTGAATAAGGATTGCTTCAAGTGACACTTCAGACAAATCGGCTGGTGTTGCCAAAATGTTAGACTGGTTGCCAGCCTGTGTTGGGTGTGTTGCACTCAAAAGAGGAGCGCCGTCACCACCATTCACAGTTGTCGCGGTATTCAAAATGTTAGCCGCTTTGATCTCTTTAGTAGAGGCCATTGAGCGAGCCAACGCTTTGGTATAGCGAGAAGCAATCGAGCCATATTGGCCGTCTTCTTCAGCTTCTTCAGTGATTGAGAAAGCCAAAGCGACTGTTTCGTGCTGATAACGCGCAGTCCACTGCTGAGAGGCTGCGTCATACGAAACCGCAGAACCCTCTGATTTTGTTGGAGCATTTCCAAAACCTGCCAAGAGAACGTCTTCTTCGAATGCTTTTTGTGAAGTATTCGATTCAAAGACTGCCTCATATTCGGCTGGATAGCTGTCATATTCGAGTCCGAAAAGAGTATTCAGACCCGGCTCAAGCATTTTAGCAAAACTTGCTCTATTCATAGCCATTGTTCATACCCTCCTTAGATACCAGCACTGTCTTTAAGAAGATGCTCATTTACAAGCACTTCCATGACAGCGTTAGCTCCGAATGCATTCTCTGGTGAAGCCACCAAAGAAAGAATTTTACAAGAAGCAGCGCCAGCCGCCATTGTGCCACTCAATTCAAAGCCTGATTGACCAGTCGTTGTGGACCCAGCGCCAGCAACAACATCAGCACAGTTGCCGATATTGGTCTGAGCAGGGGAACCCGCAGACTGAACTTTAAACACAGTATATGGACAATCATATACATATGCGATGATGTCAGTAGCTACTGTGCCTGATGGCCAGTATTCACTATAGACGTAAGAACCGTCACTTGCTGTGTAAGAACACCCTGCAAAAACACCAATGTTGTTAGCTTCTGTGGCCGTGTGTGGCGTAACAACCCCATCTGCTGTGAGAACGCAGAGATCACCTGTGAAGATGTTTTCTGCAAGACCACTTGTGATAGTGTATTGGTTAGTGCGAGGTGCATTACCGCTCATGTGACGAACTGGGACAAACCCAAAGGCTGCATCTGCATTTGCCATTTTTCGCTCCTTTTAGCGTTAATTAGTCGCTTGCGGCAGATAAGGATCTGCCACGACTGGTTTCGGACTTCCGTTCTTGATAGATCGGTTGTCCACTATGCCGTCCTAACGCATCAAGATCCCCAGAAATTGACTCATTTTGCTCTTGGTTCTTGCCAGAGTAATAATCTTGCTTTTGACGCGCGATTTCTTCTGGCATTTCGCAAAGCAACATGCCTTCAATTCCAATTGATCCTGCCCACTGGCCATGATTGATAGTTGGATACAACTTACTTTTCACAGTATCAGCAGGGCGCGGTTCCCATCCTTCACGCATACGTTTATATACGTTGTCTGGGCTTTCCTTACCCTGAATCGAGGTAGCTACCCACCTTTGGACATAGCCGGGACGTGCTTCGGGGGCGTCCAAAAGTGATGGTGGTTTCCATGCCGTCATGGGACGAGATTCCTCATCACGCACGGAATTGCGAGCTTCGTTTGCGCGAACATTACGTTTATCAGACATTATTGGCTCCTTTGCTGACGCCGAATTTCGGCTTCATATTTTTTAAGACCTTTTTCATCATTGATTCCAAGTTCTCTAGCCATTCTGAGTTGTTCTTGCGACATCCTAACTCTATTGCCCTTGTAATTTGAAGAACCGCCTGTAGTTGGGGCGACTGGTGGTCTACTTTTCGTTCTTGGTTTACTTGGACTTGATCCTGACACTAACTCAGGAAATACTTTTTGTAAACGGTTGTTCAGAAGATCATAATATTCGTCTGAATTTTTGTCATAGCCCTCCAAGTCCAACTGAACATCAATAGCTCGCGCTGCTGCTGTTTCACGCTCAAAGCCTGCGGCGTTGAACCAGTTGTTTTTTTGCCACCAACCCATAGCTTTTTCTGGTGCAGGGTTTTGTGCAGCTTGTTGCGCACGGCCAACTGTAGGCGATGCAGCAGCACGTTGCTGACTTTGCTGTTTTTGCATTTCAGCAATACGCATGGCCGCTCTCATGTCAGCCATTTGCTCTTGGAATGTTACTTGAGCCTCTGTGTCACCCTCTTCCACAGCTTTATGAAGAGCTGCTTTGGTTTGAGTGTAACGCTGATTAAACGCTTGTTCAGCCGATTGCTGAGATCCTTGCTCCAATCGCTCAAGGCGCTTTTG